TTCAGGCACTTCCCGGTATGAGTAATGATGATCTTTACAAATTGCTGGGAGCCCCTGGAGGAGCCACTCCGCTTAGGTAGCGTATAAATCTAACCTAATCAAAATTATATAATACAATGGCTATTAAAACTATTCCAGCTAATCCCAATCCAATCGCTGCAGCACAAGGTGCTAGCAATGTGGATCTCGTATCTAACACAACTTCCTATCAGGGTTTACTTAATAATGCTAACTCCGATTTGCGTTCAAGACTTTGGTCTGAGCTCGTATCCCGTGACGCTAGAGAAAAGAATGTATTCTCAAAGTTCATCGGCGGAGAAGGAAGTGGTAAACCAATCACAGAAAAACGCGATCTATCCGCAGGCGGATCAGACAAGATTACATTCACTACTGTTGCTCCGATCAGAGGACAAGGTGTTCGTGGGGAAGAAATCCTCAAGAATGCGACTGATACCCTCGACTTCGGAACATTCAATGTTGAAATCGATCTCGTCCGTCACGCTGTTTCTTGGACTCAAGTTCTTAAGCTCATGAGATTTACCGGCAAAACCATCGATCAGCTTTCCGCTGAGGTTATGTCCGAGTGGATGAGCCGCACAGAGCAAGACCAAATCCAATATGCACTTCGTCAGATCTGCTTGAAAAACACTGTTGGAAGTAATCTTATTTCTGGATACGGAACCGGTGCAAACGGAGCTCTTAAATATGTTGACGGATTAAGTACCGACATCATCCAAGAAGCTAAACAAGCATTGATCGCTAACGGTGCTGAGCCTATGAACACTGGCGGAGACGAGAACCAAGAAATTCCTGGTTATTTATTCTTCGCTCCTGACGCATGCTTACGCCCACTGCGTTCTGACCCCGACTACCTCGAGGCTATCACAGCTGCTGATGTTCGCAGTGCAGACAACAAACTGTACAGCGGAAGCTATGCAAAATGGGATAATAACATCATTGCTAATCACAATGTTGTGATTGACACCGCTCGTGGTCGTCAAGGTTCTCCTCTTCTTCCTACCTTTTATGCATACAGCGCAATCGGTGATGCTGTTGCCGCAAATGCTCTTGGCGGAGCCGATGGTGATTATGTTGCCAACTTCCGCGGTGTGGAAATCAACATCCCTGGTGGAGGCGGAGTTGCAATGGGAACTAACGACAATGGAACATATCACATCCTTGGTATTGATACCGACGGAACTGTTGCATTGTACCGTTACACCCAGGCAAGTGTTAACGCTAACAAGGGACAAATCACGCTAGTCCGTGTTACTCAGGCCAACGATGGAATGAACGGCACCAATGTTAAAGGAGATGGTGATAACGCATTTAGTGCTGGCGCCTTGTTCGTACAAGCTAACGCAATCGGAACCCCTATCGGTTACGCTCTTGCAATGGGTAAAGATGCTCTTTACTTCGCAAAGGGCTCTATCTACGGAGAGCAAATCTTCCATTACGACGACTTCGCCAACAGTGGAAACGAAGCTCACTTGAGCGCTGTCGGTGTTCAGTCTGTCTATGGTATGGCTGCCCGTCATGACACTCGTGGAAGAATACCCGGAGTACAACTTGTTGAAGTAGTACGCCAGGTCCCTGGTTTGTCTCTCGGACAACCTTAATGGATTTCCTATCCACCTAACCACTTGGCCTCTCCTCAGCATCCGCTGGGGAGAGGCTTTTATAATATATGAAAATCATCATTCTTGGAAAAAGAGACATGATGGGGACGACCCCATCAATTCGTGTTAAAGGCATCTCTCAAAAGAGATATTTATTTATCTGGGATCCTGAAATTAGGCACTATTCGTATGAGCCGACCGATCAAAAGGAAGTAGATGATATTTTCAGAACTCAGGGCAAGCTGTACAAGACTATGTTCTTTTCCGCTTGGCTAGATACTCCAAAATCAAAACCTGTAAAGAAGACTAAGAAGGCTAAATCTCAACCGGTAGCGGAAGAGCTGGCGGTCTCCTAGTATTCTTGAATGGTCGATAACTCTTTTTTAGCTCTTAAAGATCAGCTTGCCTCTATGCTGGGGGCTGATGAATCAGCTGATCTTCCTCCAGTTGATCAAAATCGTTTAGAGATTTGCATCAACCAAGCTTACCGGGAATGCTACAACCCTGTGGACGGAAAGCGTCCTATGTGGGCCCAGAAGTATTTCACTCTATCTTTTGATCGAGAGCAGGCAGGAGCTGACCTTCCCGCCGAGGTTACTTCAGTTGATAAGATTCCCGAGCTAGTAGGGGAGGGACCTCTATCTCCAATGACTGGTCCGGAAGCTGAGATAAAAATCCGTTCTATTTTTGCATGGGACTTTAGAGCGTCTTCGGGTCGTGGATTAAATTTTCCTCACTACAAAGAAAACGAACCTGAGGTTGATCGGCCTATATGGTACTATTTAGATAATCGTGATCAGGGCACTGACCAGCAGGTTATACCTAGATTTTATCTATACCCTATACCTGATAAGGCATACACCGTTGAACTTTACGCAAATGTTATCCCATCAAATTTAAGTTTAGATGAAGATACACCGCGCATTCCTGCTGATCTTGTGTGGGATATTATGTTTCCGATAGCTCAGGCTAAACTACTTTCCGACCCTCGTTATAACGGTGCTAACAAAGAATTTATTTTACGAATGGCTGATGAAGCCAGGAAGAGATTACGGACTTTGGTAACTCCTCAAAAGCATAAAGGCTCTCTTCGCTTGACCCGTAGAGGGGGTTGGTAGTCCTATGGCCAAAGACCTGACAATCAGGATTCTGGGTCGGCCCCAGGTTTCTAAAGACGATGCAGTTGGGTATCAGCGCATAAGCCGACAGTATGTGGTCGAAGGCTACAGGGCTAGCTATAGCGGTATCAATGATCCGACCAACCCTTTGTTTCTAGCTGTTGGCACTGAGGACGAAGAATTTGAAGGTCATTATTTAGTAGACCAAAAAATAAGCCCGAAGCAGGGTTCTGTTGATGTAGCTTATCTCACTCGTGAATTTGTTGAGGTTCGGGACACATGGAGTTCTGAGCAGTTCGCACAGAGTAAAGGTTTTAAAAGAGTCACCAGACAGTTTGTAGTTTTACGAGCAGTCAGTGACCTCGGTTACACACAGCAAAATTTTGATAAACACCCAAATAACAATTCGAATAAAGACTACTCTCCATGGGATTATCTAGCAACGGTTGTAGGTAATTCTGAGCCTGATGTTGGAGAAGAGTTTAGCATACCTCTAAACACAACCTTCAATCACACATATCGACGGTCTAATATATCCGTAGATACTAAAAATCCTGGGTTTGATGTTTGGAGCGTAACTTGGACAGCACCTATAAGGCCAGAGGGCGAACCCTCTATAACCAAGGATTCTCAGCTAGGGTATCAGACAGTATCAAGATCGTATGTTATCAGCGGTGAGTATTTTACTAAATCTAAAATATTCGATGGGGATAGCCCGTTATTCTTAGATGTAGGAACCGCGGATCATGAGTATACTGATCACTATTTAGTAAATCAGGAGATCAAACCTTTAAATAATGTCCAGGATGGTGAAGATTCAATTGAGGATCTTGCTATGTTGACGAGATCTTTTGTTAAAATTAGAGACACATGGAGCTCAGAACAGTTTGCGCAAAGTAGAGGGTTTAAAAAACTTACTAGAGTGTTCGTAGCTCTTCGTGTAGAAGGTGATCTTGGCTACTCCACAGCTAGTTTTGAGAATCACCCTCAGAATAGCCCACAAAAAGATAGCACTCCTTGGGAGTATCTACCTAAAGTGGTCGTAGATTCAGAGCCTTCATCGTCTGATCTATTTCAAATACCTGTCGGTGTAGAATACAATCATTACTGGCATCGTTCATCTGTTTCAGTCGATATTAAGGCTCCCGGTATTGATGTATGGAGTGTTTCTTGGACAGCACCTATAAGACCAGAGGGTGAGCCTACAATCACAAAAGATAACCAGCTTGGTTACCAAACAGTTAAAAGGTCTTACGCGATCAGTTCAGATTTTTACACCAAGAATAAGATTTTTGATGAAACCAACCCACTGTTCATTGATGTAGGAACCGCAGACCATGAGTACACGGATCACTATCTGGTAAATCAACAGATAAGCCCCTTGCTCAACGCTCAAAAAGATACAGGCGATTCAACACAAGACCTGGCAATCCTAACCCGAGAGTTTGTTCAAATTCGTGACACATGGAGCGCTGAGAATTTCAGTCAGAGTCGAGGGTTTAAGAGGCTAAGCCGAACATATGTAGTACTACGAAATGAGTCAGATGTAGGATATTCCGTAGATAATTTTCAATACCATCCGGAGAACAGTCCTCAGAAAGAGAGCAGCCCTTGGAAATATTTACCAAAAATTATTGCAGACTCAGAGCCTTCTCTTTCAGAGCTCTTTAATATACCTTCAGGTATTGAGTTTAATCAGAAATGGCACCGAAGCTCTATTTCAGTAGACACTAAAAATCCTGGTGTAGATATTTGGAATGTCACATGGATGGCACCAATAAGGCCTGAAGGAGAGCCTACTATAACCAAAGATTCTCAGATAGGCTATCAAACCGTTCAACGAACTTACGCAATAACCGGAGATTACTACGCTAAAAACAAAATATTCGACCCCGAAAATCCCTTATTTCTGAGTATCGGAACAGCGGATCACGAGTATGCAGACCACTACTTAGTGGATCAGCAAATAAAACCTCTACTAAACACTCAAAAAGATGCAGACGACACGGTAGAAGATTTAGCATTGCTTACTCGAGTTTTTGTAGAGATTCGTGACACTCACACGCAAGAATCGATAAGTACATCTGGAGGGTTAAGAAGACTTCGTAGAACTTTTGTTGCTTTAAGAGCTGTTAACGACTCTGTTGGGTATGAAACACAGGTAAAATTAGATAACCGAGGTACGGTGGAACCTTGGGCGTATGCTCCTAACTTTGTAAAAGCGCAGCCCGCTAATGTAGCCTTTCCAGTACCAGTTGATAATCCCATGGCTAAAAGCCCGCGGCTAGGGGGTGAGAGTCTTAACACAACCATTGGTCTATACTCAGATTCAGGAGCCAACTCGGGAGAGTATCTACCTGGTTCTTGTAGAGTAGATACAAGTCGTCCTGGCGTTGATGTTTGGAGTGTAGAGTGGGTTACTCACACCGCACCTTTTTGGAGTAACGGAGGAACTCGATCTAGCTCTGTGAGTTCTAACACACCAAAAGTAGTAAGCTTTGATTCAAATGGTTTAAGAATTGTAGATTACAGCGGTGGAGAGGATGGTACAATAATAGGAGAGGTGGCTACTTTTACTTTTTATGTTGTTTCCGATCAAATACCCGTAAATTTAGCTGCGACATGGGTTGGTAAAAACAGTGCGGCCCCCTCGGTTATGTTGGATTTTACAATGACCGGTGCAGAAAGTAATACACCAATACTTAAAGAAAGTAGGGTTATTCCAAACGCAATGTTTAATTATGGGACCGGCGGCTTCTTGAATTTCCCAACGATGGAAGGTGGTAGTGTAAGAATAGGCAGTGTATCAGCACAACAAATAACTTTTGAAGGTTCATTTCAGAATGTAGAATTTGCTGGGCAAACTCTTAAAAAACCGATCAGCCAGCTTCCTATGTATCAGTTTACCCCTATTGTCAGAGCTGGCGGTACAATTAGTTGGCAGCTTGGTTTTGAACAAACAGATGGTAATGACGCAGGGTTTATGGGGACAAATTCAAACATACTTTTCAACAGTTCATTAAGCACGGAAAACAAAAAAATTTGGAGGGTTGTTCTGACTTATGTTGGATGATACAGAAAACAGATTTGAGTCCCTGGAGATCAAAATTGAAGAGTTGGAAACCCGACTCCAAAACATCGAGTCTCAGGGTACAAGCCAAGGGTCTGAAGAATCAGCTCCTGAAGAGCTGGCGTCCTCTTCCGTACAATTCAGCGGGATCGTAAATAAAGTGCATTGGATAGATCCAGCCGTCGAAACAACTACATTTGCGGAGAATGGCTGCGAAGATATTACAAGTGTGGCTGATGCGGAAAAGGCTTTTAAAGAAGCTGCATTATATAGAAGTAATCTTTCAAACGGTAAACCTAATGTTCTACATGGCGACATGATGGTTTTGCTGTGTAACACGAGTCCTACTTCTGATGATGACGATGACGATTCAACCCCTGGTATTTACACGGACGCATGCTTTTTTATGGGGTTGTGTATTACAACTACAACAATGACACAAGACCCACTTGCGGATGATGACTTAAAAATTGTCGAATCTATTGAAGTCAGTGATGAGAAAATTCACCAGTTCTTAGCTTGGTCTAGCTGCGGTCAGTCCGAAAGCTATAATAAAGTTACGGTTAAAGCGTGCATAGACGGTGAGTCACAAGATATAGAAATTCTTACGGTTACAGACCTGGGGGGTGACACAGATGGATCAGACGGAAGTGGTGACGGAGGAAGTGGTGGTGACGGAGTAGACGGGCTTCATTAATGATCGTGCTAATGTCAGAATGTTGCGAAGAGTGTAACGAAGATCCGTGCGCACCTTGCGACCCGGGCTGTGTAGATTCTGAGGAAAGCTACCTTTTTACTACAATTACTAGATATTGGATTGGTCCAAGTGCGTTGTATAACGGTGAGCCTATTTCTAACGGCGATCGAATAGATACAACTGTATATTCCCCTCCCGGAAAAATTGACGATCTTTACAAATTCTCAAAAGTCACAGTTCAAACTTATGTAGGGTTTGAACCTGAAAACGATGAAGATGAACCGGAGGCTGTTGAAAACGATGGAACCAGTGGCGTATACGACAACTATTATGGATGTATGCCCGATCCAAATGATGAAAACAAAACCATTGCATTTCAACAACCCGGAACTCACATAATGAATGGATATCTTACTGAGGCGGATATTCTGGATGGTGAGGCTATCGTCGGTTCCTATTGGAAACTTGTATTATCATGACTGACAAAAAACTACCACAAATAGACAGACGCTCTGAATCAGTTGGTTTAGGAGACACTATAAAAAAAGTAACGGATGCATTACACATCCCACAATGCGGTGCATGCAAGAAGAGACAGGAAAAGCTCAACCGATTGTTCCCGTACAAAGAAAAGCCTAAGAATAAAGAGTGAGGTTTTTCCGGATACCATCCTTCACCGGGATCGAAGCGCATCGCGATGACGCCGATCGTGGGTCCCTTCGCGTAGTCGAAGGTTGCTTGCCGTACGGGCCGGGCGGCTTGCGTTCCGGTCCTGTGTGGAAAAATGTAGGTGCGGTTGGTGCAAAATCTTCCGGTGAGTCAAACGAGCTAAGAGCTGCCGACGACAGTTTATCTAAAAACTCAATACTCATGGCTAGCAGATTTAACGAGGTGCATGAAATTGCTGTCCTTTCTACTGAGAATACACATATAGAAGGTTTTGGTGATACATACTCTGTTGTTAATCCAATTGGTATCTATGGAGATAACGAAGCTTTACTAGCTCCTGTAGGTAATCAACTCTACAGTTTTGGTGATGGGGATGGAGAAGCAGTTTTCGTTGGTAAAGAATCGCGAGGCGTATTTCCCGACGAGGAGCTTTACTCCTACGAATGGTCAAAATTTCCTAATTGTAAATTCTTTGTGCAAGGTCCAAAGAAAACAATCTATGCAGCGGGCAACCCGGATAAGCCATTGAGGGTGTACATATCTGAACCTGCATCTAAAACCAGCCCATTTAAAGACTCGCCATATTCTACTGAAAATCATGTTGATGACACATATATAGGAGAGCTGAGTGTTGTTGATATACTAGCAAGTAATGCAACGAAGATAACCGCACTATCATCACGCGGGGATCAAGTGGTCGTGCATACAAATAAAGGATGCCACCTTCTTTACGCTCCGACCTCTGACCAAGCGGAAACGGGTTACAGGGTTGAGCAGGCACCTGCTACCAATTTCTCTGCAGCAGTCAGCTCGCAGGTTGTTGCCGGTGAGACAGGATCTATGAATTTCTGGCTTGGGCACGATGGCCAAATCTATAAGGATGAGTCCGCAAGCCGTGGGGCGGAGGATTCTAAAAACTACGCTGACCCAGCTCAAGTAAGTTGGAAAGCTAAAAGCGTATGGGAAAAAGAGCTACCTGTTGACCTTTCAAAATCTTTTTCAGCATATGATCGTCAATCCGGTATGTACTGGGTTTTTGTTGAAGCAGACGAGCATCAAGGATAAGCCATGGCTGACGAAGAAACTCCAGACGAAGGTACACCTGAAGACGGTTCAAGCCAAACCCCTCCAAGATACATAGATATAGTACTTTCTGATTCACAGAAAGCACAAGGGTATTTAGAGGGTCGATACATCTACAACGGTAGTTACGGACAACAAGCTGATATATGGTCGCACAGTGAAAACCCTTATCATCTCTTGATGAGGACTGCTGAGTCCACTAATTCAACTAATTTTCAATCGAATGATCAACAACCAAGCTGGAAATACCGATTAATAAGGAGAATTGGTGACAAAGATCTGGTGGATTATATGGCTCGTGCAGCTACGGACACCCTTTTGGAAGGTGAGAACGGCAGCCTGGAAGTTTTCACAAAAGTACCATACGAATATACTGTACAGCTTCAAGGCGGTGAGGATATGCCGTGTGTTGGGTGTGCTGGAGGTATCTCTGTATCAGGCCCGGTTTGGTCGCATAAAGGTTATATAACCAAAAATCTTGAATATACAGGTAGAGAATATGGCGCATCTTGGTGGAAGAACGGGGATGCCATGCTTCAGTACATTCGTTGGTCGTGTAACGGTCCGTGTACGAACACACAATTTAAAAGTACATGTGTTCGTGGCGATGGGTATCTTGACGATTGGATGCAACAAATCGAAGACGGCGATAACATGGGTATTGATGGCAGTCTTGAGAATAGATACTGGTTTGTATACCCGGATGGATACTTCGGTGCAGATTGGGAAAATACCTCCAATCTAGGAGAGTGGCGTGGTAACACTTGCGACCCAGGAGAGACCCAGGCACAGTGGGCACCGTATGTAGAATTTATATTAGAAGGTCCTACAGATTATGCGGACATGCAGTTTCATCAAATGTTCATGTTCACAGGACGCGGTATAAACGGTACTGCCGGGTCAGCGCTGAGAATGAACACCGAGGACTGGGAAGACGGAGATCCGGACGCTACCCCTTTTTGGCAGGGTGCAATCTTTCCACCCGACGGCGACTACCCAGAATTAGGGGATACGGGACCTGGGCTTCACTATGTGTACGGTAATGAATGGACTGATAGCTCTGTTCAAGGTTTATGGATTAAAAGAACGCACCAAAATAAGAACACTCCAATCTATTACCGCTTCTCTATGTCCAGAGGAGCTCGAGACACATGGATGTACGCGTCCAGCTGGAATCATCTCCTTACTCCAGTATGGTGGCAACAGTTGTACCTTCAAGCGGCGTCTGAGTTTGGAGAAAATCAAAATTATAATCCAACAGTAGATACAACAATCTACGCTCCTTTTCTAAATAAATACTACATTTTCGGCGTTTCCACAGATATGGGAGATCCATTTTTTGAAGACGGATATGACCCAACACCAGAGAAAATGCCTGATGGTACAGATATTACAGATATAGGCGAACCGATACCTCCTTGCCCTCCTCTGGTTATTGCCGGCGATCTGGAAATGGTCCTCGAATGCGGTGATGAATATGTAGAGCCTGAGACAGATCCGGAAATAACAATAAGCCCAGTAAACATAATCCCGGATTCATGCCCGAATAAATATGTAATTAAGTACACTAAGTTTTTTGAAGAAGAGGAATGCACCTCGGAAGCGACTAGAATTGTTTCTTATTTAGAGGAAGAAGATATTGGGGATTCATCTTTAGAACTAAACGGTGAAGCCGAGATTGAACACTGTTTAGGCAATGAATACGAAGACTTAGGAGCAAATGCCACCGATAAAGACGGAAATGCAATAGAGCCTGATATTGAGGGAGAAGTAGATGTAAACAAAACGGGTTTATATGAAATTAAGTACTCAATAGGCTTAGGACCCGGAGGTGCCTATAAAAAATCGGTAAGCCGTTTTGTGACTGTCGTTGACTGCACGGATGATGGCGGAGGCGGCGGAGACGGCGGAGACGGCGGAGACGGCGGAGATAATGGCGGAGATGATGGCGGCGGAGACGGAACAGGCGATGGCGGCGGAGACGGAACAGATGATGGCGGCGGAGACGGAACAGATGATGGCGGTGGAGACGGAACAGATGATGGCGGTGGAGACGGAACAGATGATGGCGGTGGAGACGGAACAGATGATGGCGGCGGAGACGGAACAGATGATGGCGGTGGAGACGGAACAGGAACAGGAACAGGCGATGGCGGCGGAGACGACGGCGGAGGAGACGATGGAGGAGACGATGGAGGAGACGATGGACCCCCACTACAGGGTCCTGTAGATCTATTTGCTGAGATCGTTAATGCTCCTTTAACAGGACCAATCAACCTTACCGCGGTATCTCTCGCTAAACCCAGCCTTGGCCCCTCTAATTTGATCGCGGTATCTATGTCTAGTCCGAGCCTCGGTCCTTTTAACCTATCTGCTTTAGCTCCAATTTCTAACCTTAGAGCTGAAGTATTAGATCCAGCATTACCCTTAGCAAACAAATATAAAGGCTTTGTTTACGATCCGCGCACATCATCACTAGCAGGACCTTTTGTTAGCGAATCAGTAACAGCAATAACCACCAAGGATAACTCATCCGAGATGTACGCTGTAAACGAAAAAGATGAAATACTTAGGACTGTTGTTACTAATCTTAACGATACAAACTTTCCAGAAGCAGCAGATCCTTTCACTGATTTGGTAACTCCAATAAATTACTACGGTGTAGTTATGTCCGAGTGCGGTAAAGGTTACATGTACAGAAACACCTACAAGGCATCTCCTTTTGCAGAACCTGTTGTAGGTTCGGGTGAAGTTGTAGACCCTTTGTATTTTAGTGATGGTTACTTAGCTATAGCAGAGACAAATTGGTTACACCTTGGAGATGAACATAACGAAAAACAGATTCATCGTGTTGATCTCAGATTCCATAAAAACTCAGTCGGTCATCTTTTCCTTTATGTCCAGAACGATGATGGCATGGTCAAAGGCCAGTACAAAGGTGCTATTAAAGAGCACATGAAAGTCTTCACTAACCTTCGTGGTCGTGGCTTTCAAATTTGTATGATGGTCGTAGGCCATAAAGATTACCCATGGGCCATGCGAGAAATGGCCATAGGGCATCTTTACGGTAAGAGCTTCTAAGCAGCCCAGAGTTTGAGGATCTTTTTATCCTCAATCAGATCGCTGTAGAATTTATTCGTGGTACTTGAGTCTGCATGTCGGCACCATTTCTGAGATGTGTATAGACTCTCAGTCGTAGACACATAACTGCCAAACAATTTCCGCAGTTCATGCAAAGGGCTTGCTCGATCCCAGCCAACATCTCTGAGAAGCCCTAGTGCTTCTTCGAACACTGGTCTTCCGCTGTCTGCTCTATTCTTGATCAGATAATCTTCGCCTGATGCGGTGTTTAGTATTTTCTTAGCTACAGCTTTATCCCCCATGCTATGACCCTGATGTCCTCCCTTTGGGCGGAATTGTTTCTCCGCTTTCACGGTAACCCGAGCCTTTGACCCTTCGAGATCGAACCATGATCTTCGGCAATGGAATATCTCATTTCGTCTCAGTCCAAAAATTAAGGATAAGCCCAAAAGTGTATGTACATCGCCTGAGGTCGTATGCCAAAGGGCAAAGGTGTCATTAACTAAGGACATAGGCGGAAGGACATAATCAGTACCCAACTTCTTATAGAAGTCTATGTCTTGAATGTCTTCATTGAAGTCAGTACTAAACCCATCAAAAATCTTATGATTAAAGATGGCTTTGGTGCATCTGATCTTTGAGTTGACTGTTCTCTTGCGTGACTGAATCTCCCCCTCATCGGTCAATCCTTGCAGTGCGAGAACTTTATACCCATTTATGAAGGAGGTATTCAACTCTCCGCAATCGAAGTCATCGACATCCTTGGTATTCAACATTACACGAACAACCCTTTTCAAGTTGTCCATGTAATCCTTCACGGTCTTCTGGGTGATCCCCAGTGCGACCCTGTGATCATTTAGCCTCTGTTCAACATCCTTGATGGTTGGTGTCGGATCTTTCTCTGCGTTGAATTTCTTCTTCGCATACATCTCAATCACCTCCTTTATAGGATAGAGCGTTTTGGCTGCACGAATCTTGTCAGCAAGATCCAATGCCTGGCGTTTATCATGTCCGAGCGGGAACCAATACTGCTTGCCATCGATCATTGGGCGGTAAGCCCAAACTGCATTTTTCGATTTTCGCTGTATTCGCGTTCCAACGCGGGAGCGGGCGCCTAATTGACGCATAGGTTGGTGTGTGGTCATTCGGTTGATGTAGTGTGTTTTTTTCATAGTGTCCAGTGTTTATGCGGGACCTACACTACGGGTAGTATTAATTTTCAAATTTTGAATCCGGCGCGTCTACCAATTCCGCCATCCGGGCTAAAGTGTTGTAAATTAATGACTTGACGAATGTAGTGCAAGCCTATACAATGTATATATTGGCGTTCTAACGCCTAATCGACGCATAGTAAAGAACAAATGAAAAAGTGGTTAGATAAACAAAAAGACCAAGAGAAACATATGCTCGAGGCTGTAAACATCCAGGTTAGAGAAGTGGTCGAAGACCTAATTCCTCAAATCAGGTTATCAGCTTTGGAAAATGAAATGATGTCGGATGTACGACTAAACATTCACTTCGAGTTCAACGAGAAGAACACGGAGATCTGGAGTGAAGGTCAAGTCTACTTCCCACCAAAACAATCGGTGTCGACAGCATTTCAGATAGGGTATGGGTCAGAAAAAGAAAAACAAGATTCTTGAGAAGCTGGGGCTAAGCGCTGACGAAGTTCGCACAGCGTTTAATGTAAATACACCCAAGGAGAAGCCTAAACCCAAAGGCTATCTTTTTCGGCATGACCAGATGCGAATGTCCAAACGCATGAAGCGTTGGGAAACAATGGTCTACGCTAGGTTCCTTAGCGGTATGCACCCAAAAATTATTGCTGGATGCCTTGGTGTAAGCGAAGAGACCGTAAGAGTTAGGCTTAGGGCCGCAGGATTCTTCGTGAAAGACCTTAAAGTTTCTTAAACAAGTCCCACTCCTCCTTAAATCGCTCCGTCATTGACCGTGAATTTTCAATGTGGGGGTAAAACCACACTGATTTTGCACCAATCTCAAGACATGGAATGATGTACCATGTGTTCACCGGTTCGACATAAGCTGCCAATATGTCGACTTTTGTGCAATCTATCGACGTTTTGGAACTTTGACCTGTCGCCGCCAGAACTTTATATCTTTTCTTCCCCGTGCGACCTCCTTCACGATTCTCAGATGCTGTACCCTTGATCTGAACCTTGTAGAGCTTTCCTGCCCCGTTCTGGACAATGCAATCGATGGGCAGATTATCACCCGCAGGTATAAACAAGTCATAGCCCTTCTCCAAAATTCTGGAGAAGAACTTGTACTCGTATACAGTGCCTGCGGTTTTATTAGCCATCTAAACCATCAACAACCCATCCGTACTGTAGTTTCTTGGATCGGGAAACCCATGGAAAGCCTTTAGACTGCATATGCTTCAAGCCCCAGCCTAAGCTTCTAGTGGAAATATCCTTCAGCAGAATCTTGTTAGCTTCATTTGCTCCG